ACATGAAAGCCCTGCAAAAGCGTTTCGACCGTCAGTCGCATCCAGACTTGGACGCTCAGGTCGAATACGCCCAAGAGGAACTGCGGCGGGACATGGACGCCGCGGGGCGGAAGAAACTGCTCCGTCTGCTGGACGCGCAAAACACATTGCTGGTTGAATCCAAGCTGATGAGCTTCACGGCAGGCTTCAAGCTGGCGTGGGGCATGGCGAAAGAACTGGAGGCAGATGGGCTCTACTCCTTCGAGAAAGAGGAAGAAGAGCACATCTGCCATCCGGTGGAACAGGAGGACTGAATGGCGAAAAAACGTGCAAACGGTGAAGGCAACATTCGCAAACGCGCAGACGGACGTTGGGAGGGGCGATACACAGCAGGCTACCACCCCGAAACCGGAAAGCGCATCATCAAAAATGTGCTGGGTAAGACGCAGGCGGAATGCAAGGCGAAGCTCAGTGCCGCAATGGAGGCTACCAGAGGAATCGACGTCAGCCGCGCTGATGAGTACACGGTAGCAACTTGGCTGCGTAGCTGGTATGAGATCTACGCAAAACCGAATATCCGCATCTCAACAGCAAATCGCTATCAACTGATGGTCGAGCAATACACGATTCCCCGCATCGGCAGCATCAAACTGACAAAGTTGACTTCCCATGACTTACAAAAGCTCTACAAGGAGCTGATGGAAAACGGACGTATCGCCCGCAAGAGTGGTCACGGCAACCCTGGTCTCAGCAGCACCACAGTTCGGAGTCTGCATCTCATGCTGCATAGCGCCTTCGAGCGGGCGGTCAAGGAGCGCCTGATCCTGCGGAACCCGACCGAGGACTGCATCGCGCCGAAGGCTCAAAAAATCGAAATGCAGATTCTTCCGCCTGAGCACATTAAGGATTATCTGGAAGCCGCTGACAGGAGAGGACTGCTCCCCATGTTCTATCTGGAGCTGGTCACGGGCTTGCGGAAGGGCGAGATCACGGCGCTTCTCTGGAGTGACCTCGACCCCCAAAACAAAACCATCTCCGTCAGCAAACAGTATGTGAAGAATCCCAATGGCGAACTGACACTCTCCCGTCCCAAAACGGAAACCTCAGTTAGAAAAATATCCATTCCTCAAGATGCCATCGATCTGCTGATAGCAGAGCATAGCAAGCATCCTGAGAATCCCTACATGTTCCCCTCGCCGGCAACCGGTGAGATGTACTATCCAGACTCCGTCGTAAACCTGCACAAGAAGATCCTGAAGGACGCCGGGCTGCCACACATCAGATTTCACGACCTCAGACATACCTTCGCAACGCTGGCATTACAAAATGGAGTGGACGTCAAAACCGTCAGCAGTATGCTCGGCCACTATGACGCCGGATTCACACTCCGTACCTACACCCACGCTACGAGGCAGAAGCAAGATGAGGCCGCACAGACCATGGGCAGTTTTATGGCGCAGGTCATGTAAGCAGAAAAAAACAAAAATACCGGAGAGAAGGCAAAAGCCTCCTCTCCGGTACTCTTTAAGTCTTTCTACGCATTCGTTGTGTGGGTCACGGTGTGGGTCAGGCGGTTGACCCACATTTTGACCCATACCTAAAAGTGCATTTTTGTGACGAAAAACACCCAAAATCCGAAGATTTCAGGTGTTTTTTGGAGCTGCTGACCAGATTTGAACTGGTGACCTCATCCTTACCAATTATATATGAACTGTTTTCTCTTGTTGTTAGCTGTTGTATCTTGTTGCCCCGTAGCCCTTATATATCAGGGGATGCGGGCTTTTTCTTGTTGTTTCTTGTCGTTGCTTGTTGTATCTTAAAATAAGCTGTTTTGTGATGTCCGTATGGGTTTTGTATGGGTTTTTGATAGAACCCATACCGCAAGACCTCATCCCTTATTTACAGCTTTCTTGACCGCCTCGCGCATGATCTGCGCCGCTCTGCTGACGCTCTCGGCGTTGGCGTGGGTATACATCCGTAGTGTTACGGCCTTGTCGCTATGGCCGAGCGCTTCGGATACGCTTGCCACATCCGCGCCGTTGGTAATCGCAACGCTTGCAAAGGTGTGACGCAGCTTGTGCGGGTGAAGATCAGGCAGCCCGCAATGGTCGGACAATTTTTTGAGATAGCGCGTGGGGCTTTGCGGGTGCATTGGCTCCGGACTACCCTCCTTTGTGAAAACAAAGGCGCTCATAGCTTTTTTCGCCTGTTCTGCGCGAAGCTGACGCAGGAGGTCTATTGTATCCTCCCCCGCATACACGGTGCGCTTATGACCGTTCTTAGGGGTGTCTATGTAGACGCCCTTTGTCGGTGTGTAGCATAGGTTTCCGGCTATGGTGATCTCCCCGCTCTTGAAGTCAATGTTTTCCCACTTCAATGCACAGCACTCGCCGCGCCGGATGCCGGTATCAATCAGCTATCGGGCCCCCGCCATTTGAGGGGCTCCGCGTCCAGTACGGCAAGGAGCTTTCCGACCTCCTCCGCCGTATATGCAGCGGGAGCCTCCGCCTTTGCTTCACCCTTGCGTGGCTTCGGACGCTCTACCTTGTCCATTGGGTTGCGGTCGATCATGTCCCCCATGTATGCCATCTTGAATAGGCTGTGCAGCACCGTATAGACTTTAATAACGGTGGCGTGGGCCTTGCCCGTTGACTGGATATCAAGAAGCAGCGCCGCGATTTGCGCCGGTGTGATCTCCGGCATTTTCACATCGCCTAATATGGGGTAAACCTTTTTATCAAGACAGCTCTGATAACTGGCACGCCCGTTCTCGCTCATTGTAACGCTCTTAGCAGGCATGAACACTCTTTCCCCATACTGCTTGAGGGTAAGAATGCGAGCAGTTTCTGCGGCCTCCTGTGCGGCCTTCTCGCGTTTCTCTGCACGGCTGATCGCCTCGCCTGCATTACATTGGCGCTCAAACTCCGCCGCCACCGAAGCAAGCTCGCGATCTATGGCCCTTTGGCTCCATCCCTCCGGCACATACCATCGGCGCGTCAGATAGGACTTATCCCGTCCACGGCTGACACGGATTTCATAAAAGGCTTGTCCAGCCTTATTAAATTTCTTTCGTGCGGACGGCATAGTAGACCTCCTTATAACGCAAAAGGCAGACAACATTAAGTTGCCTGCCGTAGTGGAGCAAAAATAGGCGGGGCGACACTCCCGCATCTCCAATAAAGGCGACGGCTGCCCGTTCCGTCCTCTATCTTTGCTCTATACACTATATCGCTTTTGCAACTTAATTATACACTCCCGTACAACGGAATTCAAGTCCTTTTTAGAGTGTTTTTTGCAATGTAATTTCTAACGCGATTGCTGTTCAAAATGTAAAGCGAACGTGCATAATACCGGCCCGATCCAGCAATTCTCACAGCAACCTTTACGTATTCACCATTGATGACGTACTCCTTTACGTACTCAATAGAGCCATCAGTCGGATTTTGACCGACATAGTCAGGAGCCGCAAGAATAGTCTCCAAGTCAGCACCATACTTTGCAAAATCCGCAGGATGCGATTTCTTCATATGAGACAGATTACTCGTCCCAAAATAAATAGAACGATCTCCTGTTATAGTAATGCCAAGAAGTCTCTCGATCTCCTCCGTAATGATTCCGACCGTTTGGATTTTAATCACTTCCCTGCTCCATGCCTCGCATGGGGCTTTATTTTTTGTTCTCGTCCGGCTCCTCTGGGCGCTGATACTGCGGCGTCTCCGCTAATTGCTCGATATATTCGGCAACTTCTTTCATGTCCTCAGGCTTCATTCGTGAAAGGAAGTACCTTCCTGCTGCTAACTGTCCATCAGTATTGAGGCGTTTATATGAATAGTCAATGCGCTCTCTTTGCGCATTCGTTTCATCATCCATAAAAACACGCTCCCACGGTTTACCATTACCCTGATGAATAATATTCCCGTTCTTGTCTTTAACCGTCAGACCTGCTTTTTCTACGATGTGCTTTGTAATGATTTCGCATTGCTCATCTGCGGGGACGAGGTCGGTCCAATCGGCCCCTAAAGCCGCAGCTATTCCCCTTAATACATTATATTTAGGTTCTCTTTGTCCCTTTTCATATTTGCTAATGGTGGATTTTGTAACGCCAATCGCGTCCGCTAATTCTTGTTGAGACATCCCTCGTTTCAGCCTCACCGCTTTTATGTTCGTTCCTTGCATAAGCTTATTCCTCCTAATAGGACTATACCCCACTGTATCCATTTTGTCAACAATTTTCCATTTCGGTATTGACATGTGTATCCATTTCGGATATAATCAAGTTACAGTAGACGATTTGGATACTTTAGGAGGTGAATGTAATGACCATCAACGCGATTCGTATTGAATCAATTCTGGCCGAGCGTGACATGACAAAAGCCGCACTTGCTGAAAGATGCGGGGTATCTCGGCAAAATATCAGCACCATCATCCGGCGCGGCACTTGCGAGCCTCGCACAGCCGGTAAGCTGGCAGCCGGTCTCGGTGTCAGCGTCGCAGAGATTATCGAGGGGGCGCAATAATGACACCATATCAGAAAATTCCCGAGGCCTGCAAATCAACCGGCCTGAGCCAATATTTTCTACGGAATGGCTGCAAAAATGGTACCATTCCTCACGTCAAAAGTGGTCCGACGTACTACATCGACGTACCGGCCCTTTTAGAGAAATTGCGGGGTGAGGCAAACGGACATTCTGGAAGTTCTACAGCACTTTAAAGGCGTAAAGCGCTGCGGCGACGGTCAATATATGGCCCGCTGCCCGTGCCATGACGACCGGAAGCAAAGCCTCTCTATTGGTCGAGGTGAAAAGGGCGTGGTGCTCAAATGCCAAGCGGGATGTGATACACGCGACATCATCGCCCGTGTTGGCATTAAGCCTCGTGATCTCTTTTACGATGCAGAAGCAAAGCCCACCGAGCGCCCGCAGATCGTGGCTGTGTACGAATATCCCAATGGCGTTCAGAAGCTACGGAAATCGGACAAGTCCTTTTCATGGCGTCGGCCTGACGGAAAAGGCGGCTGGATCTACAACCGTCAGGGCGTTCCGCACTCCCTCTATGTGGCCGGTTCGCTTGGTAATGTCGTGTTCATCGCCGAGGGTGAGAAGGATGCCGACAACCTCCATCGTTTGGGCTTTGATGCCGCCAGCGGCGCAGATGGTGCAGGCCCCGGCAAGTGGCGGAAAGAATACACTGAGCAGTTACAAGGCCACACCGTGCTCATCTTCCCCGACAACGACGCCGTTGGTAAGGCTTACGCCGAGGAAACCGCCGCCGCGCTGCATGGTGTCGCCGATCATGTCCAGCTTTGTGACCTCTCGACCGTCTGGCCGGAGATTCCGGAGCATGGAGATATTTCCGATCTTATCGCTCGTCTTGGTGATGAAAAAGCCTGTGAGGCGATAGCGGAGCTCGCAACCACAACGCCGGAATGGACACCGGCCCCACCCACTGACATCTTTGAGGAATTCGGATTTTACAGCGTCCCCGACCTAACCGAGGAAGAACGCCGCCCGCCCGAGTTCATCATTGACGGCATGATCCCGTGCGGAATGACCTTTTTATCTGGTGCGCCGAAGATTCGCAAATCGTTCATGGCGCTACAGATGGCATCCGCGGTAGCGACCGGCACTCCCTTTCTTGGACACGCTACCATGAAATGCGATGTGGCTTATCTCGATTTAGAGGGCAGTAAGAGCCGCATCTCATTCCGCGCAGCGAAAATGTCCACGCAGATTCCGTCAAACGTGTTTGTCACCAACAGCATCACAGAGCGCCTTGCCGATGGGCTCGTGGACAAGCTGCGGCAGCTCCACAGGGCGCGCCCCTCGATCCGCCTTATCATTATCGATACCTACAGCCGCGCACGTGGCAGCTATAAGGCCCCCGGTGCAAACGCTTATGACGCAGATATCATGCTACTGGAACCTGTGCAGCGCATGGCACTTGAAGAGAATATCGCTTTGCTGTTCGTTCACCATGATAAAAAAGGTGCTGGGCTCGCTCTCGATTCCTTCGAGCGCCTGAGCGGAACAATGGGTATTTCCGGTTCCTGCGACTGCGTCATAAATCTCGTTGCAGACGGAAAGCGATTTGACGGTAAGGCCACAATGGAATTCACCCCACGCGACGCGAAGGGCGGCGAAATGAGCCTCGTTTTTGATGAGCGGTTCGGAGAGTGGCAAGAAATCATCGAAACCAAGCCGGACTTGCGCGGCAATCCGATTTGTTCGTGGATCATCGAACATTCGCCCGAGCGTCAGCAAGAAGGAAAGACCTTTTCTTACGATACGCTTATTAAGGCAGCTTATGGGAGTTTTGTGGACAACCCCGGCGAAGAAGTCAGAAAGCAACTCGTTCCCCGTCGTGAAGAATTGTTTTCAAGTTATGGTATTGGCGTTCAGATGGGCGTGAAATCGAACGGCGCAAGAGGCATTCGAGTAATAAATCTGTTATAAAACACCGTCCCTGCGTCCCTCTAAGAGGGACGGTATCGCGGGAGAATAGCTTCGTCCCTCTCCCCTATTAAAAATATATGGTGTCCCTCCTACAGGGACGCAGGGACACTACTATTTTATAGAAAGCAGGTGATACTCAACGAGCGGAAGAAAATCACAAAGCAAAGGCCGCGCCGGGGAGCTGGAATTGTGCCGCCTATTGCAAGGCTACGGCTACCCCGTGCAACCGGGCGAGGCCGTGAGCTATGGCAGTACACCCGATCTAACAGGGCTTGACGGCGTACATATTGAGTGTAAGCGCGGCGAAAAGCAAGCCCTTTATGAGTGGATCGAGCAGGCGCAGCGGGACAGCGGCAAATTTAAGGACGGTTTACCGGCTATCTTTTGGAGGAAAAATCGCGCCCCGTGGCTTGTCTGCATGACGCTTGCGGACTGGATCAGCTTATACCAACGGCAGAAAACGGCAGAAAGCGGAAAGGAGGCAGGGAATGACCCCGAATAAAGAAAAGCTGCTTGCGGCTCTTCTGACTTCTCGAAGCAAGAAAGAAGCGGCAGCAGCGGCAGGAATTGCAGAGCGAACCATGCGGACTTATTTTGAAGACCCGGAATTTTGCCAGCGATACCGTGAAGCATTCGCCGGAGTGATTGAAGATGCTACCAGACAAGCGCAGGCGCTTTTAATGCCCGCATTAAGCACTCTCGAAACGGTTATGACCGACGAGGAAATAAACCCCGCCGCCCGCGTAAACGCCGCGAAAATCGCCCTTGATTATGCCGTGCGCCTGACCGATCAGAACGACCTTGCAGAGCGCCTTGCAGCGTTGGAGGAAATGCGGCAATGATAACACGGGACAAGCTGGAACAGCGCATAGCGGCCCTTGAAATGGCAGAGAAGCAGCGCCGGGATAGCATGACCATTACCGCCACCGTGGAGGACTTCATAGCCCCGTGCTATCTCCCATTGCATGAGGACATAAAAGCAGGGCGGCACCGCTTTTACAATCTTCCGGGCGGGCGCGGGAGCTGCAAAAGCTCTTTCGTATCGCTTGAGATCGTGGACGGCATACAGAGCGACCCCACAGGCCAGAGCAATGCTATTGTGTTCCGCAAAGTGGCGGGGACAATGCGCGACAGCGTTTTTTCTCAAATCGCATGGGCTATTGATATGCTGGGCGTTTCCCACCTCTGGAAAGCGACCGTTTCCCCGATGATGTATGAATATAAGCCGACCGGCGCACAGATCCTTTTTCGAGGGCTGGACGATGCAAGCAAGCTAAAATCTATCAAGCCCCGGCGTGGCACTTTCCGCTATTGTTGGTTTGAAGAATTTAGCGAGATAAGCGGCCCGAACTTTGCCCGAAATGTTTTGCAATCGGTCATGCGAGGGCAAGGGACAAACCCGCAAGTGTTTCGCAGCTTCAACCCGCCGATCAGTAAGGCAAATTGGGCGAATCAGTTTGTTGCAGAGCCAGACGCGCAGGGGATCACCTTTCACACCACCTATAAGGACATACCCGCCGAATGGTTAGGCGAGGCTTTCATAGCGGAGGCTGAACGCCTGGAGGCCGTCAATGAGCAGGCATACCGGCATGAATACTTAGGCGAGGCGACCGGCACCGGCGCGGAGGTATTCCCGGCGCTGGAAGTGCGGGAGATCACCGCCGAGGAAGTACAGAATATGCAATACTTCTTTTCCGGCGTGGACTTTGGCTTTGCGGCAGACCCCGCTTGCTTTATCCGTTGCAGCTATGACCGTAAGCACGAGACAATCTACATTCTGAACGAGATTTACAAGCGCGGCATGAGTAACCGGCAGCTTGCGGAGGAAATCGCCCCGCTTGTGGAGGGGGACACCAAAGGCAGCAGCTACCTTTCCCCGGTAAGCGGCTTATGCTTTCAAGATCACAGCGACATTTATTGCGATGCAGCAGAGCCGAAAAGCATAGCCGATCTACGCGACCACGGCTTAAAGCAGGCCAGAGCTTGCCACAAAGAGCCGGGATGCGTGGCGTATCGTGTCAAGTGGCTGCAACACCGGCGCATTGTGATTGATCCTGCAAGGGCGCCAAACGCGGCGCGGGAGTTTGCAAACTACGAATACGGAAAGGACAAAGACGGCAATATGCTTTCCTCTCTCCCCGACAGGGACAACCACAGTATAGACAGCCTCGCTTATGCGTTAGACCGTGAGATTTACCGCAAGCGAGGGCAGAGCGCTTAAAGAAAGGAGAAAGTCATGGGCTATATGCGTATCAAGTGCCACCATTGCGGCGGCACATGGGAAGTGTACGGGCGAAGCGTCACAAATGGGGACTATGCCCGCACTTGCCCGCATTGCTTCAAGGCCATTGAAAGGCAGACATGGGAAAAGCAGATCATTCCGGCGTTTCATGCGCTGGACGATGCAAACCGCGAGCTTGTAAAGGACAGCAGCGGCTACCATACCCCGCTTTTCGAGGTCAGCTATGAGGCCGACAGCGTATTCCGCAACGGCTATGAAAACTGTCCAAATTTGGACTGAAAGGAAGCACATGGACATTTTGAGGGAATACCCCCTAATTGACGCGCACGGCAAGCGATACCGTGAAGTTGGCCGGGGCTGCATCGAATATGCGCCGACCATTGTAACCTCTGCGGGCGAAGTGCCGATGGGAACCGTCATTTATAAGAAGATGCAGGAAGAGCCACCCGCACAAAGAAAAGATTGCCCCTTTCAGGGCGGACTATATCCCCGCTGCACAGAGGATTGCAGCTTTTACGAAAACGGCAAGTGCAAGCCGGGAGCGGCGCAGGCGGGCAAGCGTTGCCCTCTCCCCGCGCATTTGACTTGCAGCGATAGCTGCATGATGTATAAAGACGGGCGCTGCACCATCTTTGCAGCAGGAAGGAAAAAGAAATGAGTTATTTAAGATCGTTCACAGGAAGCAAACAGGATATGGCGCGAGTTCTGAAAATCGAGCGAATGATCCGCGATTTGACTAACATCAACGCTATCCGCGAGATCGAGCAATTCATGGGTGAAAATCGCGAGCTTATCGCAAGAAACAGCGAGGGCGCAAACGCAAGCAACCGAGACAGTAAAAACCGCGAGTATTACGCAGTTTTCAGAGAAATCACAGGAACGGAGGATACCAATGTCTACTAAGTACAACCACTTTGCAAGAGACCTTAACGCCGCTTTCAAGGCGGCACGGGACGAATACGCCGCCGCGTATAACACAGTAGAGCAGGCCCGAAAAGCCATGCAGGACGCAGGCCCGGACGCGCTGAAAAGGCAGATTGCCACGCTCCAGCTCCAAGAGGCGGAAAAGAAAATGCGACAGGAAACGGAGCGCATTTGGTCGGTGTTCGATGCAAAGGCCGCAGAACTCCGCAGCGCATTGGAAAAGGAAGTGCAGACAAGCAACCTTGCTGATCCTTCCGCCGTTGACGGCAACGCCGTTGAGTTGATGAAAACCGGCGTTCTGACGGTGGATGATTATTTCAGCTTTGCAGACAAATACAGCGAAAACTCGACCATGTTAAAGCTGATCGGTCACTATGCAAAGGAAGCCGCCGACAGCGCCGACGACCGAAAAGACAAGGTTGCTTTAACCGTTCTCGCGCAGGATTGCGCCAAAGGCACGGGAAAAACCTTGAAAGCGTGGGACAGTATGATGACCGCCGCCAACTATTGCAGCGGGCGCGGCGGCAGCGGCAACCGGCGTCCTACTCCCGGCGTAACGCTTAGCATGGGCGAATGGTGGGACGAGCATTCCGGCGAGATCATCGAAAACTTTTAAGGGAGGTGCCACATGGTATTGATGCTTTGCGGAGCGGCTGTGTTTGCCGCCGGTACATTCTGCGGGGCCGTAATGGTTTCTATCGGTATCCAGCTTGAAAAGAGGCGAGCAAATGAAACACAAGGCAAAAAGTAAAGCTTGGGCGCGCAGATATATAAAGGTCATGAGCAGGAATGTTCTGACTGCATTTGATATGGGCTACGAGGACGGAGCTGCCGGAAAACCGCGGCAGGCTCCTCCTTTCCCGGAAGAAATACAGCCGGGGACGCCTGCTTATGGTGTGGTAGTTTTTGCACAGGCGATGTATGACAGAGGGTATACCTTCGGAAAGGAGATGGCAAAATGAATTTACTTGACCTTGCCGTCAAAATCACGATTGATGACAGCGGTGTTGACAGCGGCCTAAATAAAATAACGTCCTCGTTCGAAAAGGTCAAAAACAACGTCGGCTCTGTGATAAAGACGGCTTCAAAAATTGGCGCAGTTGTTACCACAGTCGGAACAGCGTTAACCGCGGTCGGTGTAGATACCGCCGCTGAGGTGAGGGCAGAGGCAAGCGCGTTTGAACAGACCTTCGGTGATATGCAGGACACCGCTACAAAGGCAATTGGGCGAGTTGCGGAGGAATCCGGCATCTTGCAAACCCGCCTCAATACGCTCGGTAGCAAGATCTATGCTTTTGCCCGGTCTTCCGGCGGCGATGCGGTAGAAAGCATGAACCTGATGGAACGCGCTTTGCAGGCCGCGGCAGATAGCGCGGCTTATTATGATACTTCGGTTGAGCAAGCTACAGAAACGCTGCAATCGTTTTTAAAAGGCAACTTTGCCAATGATGCAGCTCTCGGCCTTTCTGCGACGGAAACGACGAGAAATGCGGCGGCAATGGAGCTGTTCGGGCAGAAGTATAACGACCTTTCCGAGCTTCAGAAGCAGGAAACGCTTTTGAAAATGGTTGAGGATTCGCAGAGGCTATCTGGCGCGATGGGGCAGGCATCTCGCGAGGCTGACGGTTGGGAAAACGTTCTCGGAAACCTAAAGGAATCATGGCGTCAGCTCAAGGCCGCATTTGGTGAACCCATTCTTGATTCCGTAACGCCGATGCTTCAAAATGCCACGGTCGCTGTGCAGAATTTTACAGCAAAGGTAGATTGGGAAAAGGTCGCCAACGCCATTACACAGAGCTTTGATACAGCAGTCAACGCCGTTACTGCATTGGCAGATACGATTGAAACGCTCGCGCCGATCATTGCTGTTGCAGTAGGTGCTTTTGCATCCCTCAAAGCCGGTATGGAGATTCAGCATCTTGTGCAGGGGTTCCAGAATGCGCAGGTAGCTATCTCTCTTTTAACAATGGGCCTGAAAGATACGACGCTGGCGCAAGCCGCATTAAACGGTACAATGACCGTTGGAGAAACGATCGTTGCGTTACTTACAGGAAAAATGACGCTGGCACAGCTTGCACAGGCGGCAATGACAAAAGGGCAGATAGCTTTGAATGCGGCCTTGACTGCAAACCCCATTGGAGCGGTTATTGCGGTTGTTGGTGCATTGGTCGCCGCGATCGTTGTCCTATGGAATACAAATGAGGATTTCCGAAATGCGGTCATCTCCGCATGGGAGAAAATCAAAGAAACCATTTCCGGCGCAGTCGCGGCGATCAAGGTTTTTTTCACCGAGACTATCCCGAATGCGGCGCAGACGGCGCTTGACTGGTTCCATAGCATTCCGGAGCAGATGAAAGAGGTGGGAAGAAACCTCCTTATGGGGCTTTGGGACGGCATCACCGACAAGGTGGAATGGCTCAAGGGCAAAGTGACTGGCGTTGTGGATATCATCAAGGGATGGTTTACCGGAAAGGACGGCTTTGATGAGCACTCGCCCTCGAAATGGTCGCGCGGCGTGTTTCGCTATGTGATGGAGGGCGGCGCGGAAGGACTGAGCGATGGCCTGCCGGAGCTAATGCGCGGCGTGAGCAGCGTGAGCGGTCGCGTCAAGGATGGGCTGGACTTTGGAACGGCGACGGTAGGCTTTGCCGATTCCGGCGTCGGGCGGTCGAGTGCGGCTGTTATCAATGGAATTTCGAACAGTCCGGCGCAGACAATAAACTTGCTTGCAAATCTTGTCTTGCCGGATGGCAGCAAGATTGCATCCTTTATATTCGACGATCTCGTTAAACACGCAGCAGCTAACGGGACCCCAATTGCAAGTTCGCAAATGGCGTAAAAGGAGGCAGTGATACAAAGGCCACCAGCCGGAGAAAGACCGGCAGCAGGCGGCAAGGGAGGCGGGATTGCCTATCCTTTGTTCCCTTGCGAAGTCCTGCCCGAAGTACAGCGGCAGGCAGCGCCCTAAAGTACCAGGGCGCGGGAGTGTGTAAATAGTGCCATTACAACCGATAGATAGAGGGCGGGGGCAAAAGCCCCCGCTTTCGCGTTCTAACGCCGCTCTACGGCGTTTTGCCTTTTGGCAGTATAGACCACTCAAAAATGAGCAAAAGCCCGTAGAGAGCCAGCAAATAAGAAAAGAGGGGGATTATTCCCCCTCGTTTTGTTCTTTGTGATGCTCTACCAAATCGCCCGGCTGACAATTAAGCAATGTACACAAAGTGTCAATCGTAGCCCATGAAACGATTTCGCCGTTCCTTAACTGCTGGATCACCCTTTCCCCAAAGATTTTATCTTTCCGCAACTTATAAGTAGTGTACCCAGCAGCACGGAGCGCATCTAAAACATCAAATTTGTATTTAATCGGCAAGTGCCCCCCCCTCCTTTCATACATATACTATATCACAATTAAGCACACAAAACAAGTGTATATATTAAACAAGTCAAGCACATAAACTGTGTGCATATTGTCAATGGACAAACACACAGAATAGGTGTATATTATGATTACAGCAAGGGACAAGAGATCGAGCGAAGGTCGATAGCCAACGCGACACCGTAAGAGCTGGAACGGAGAAGCTTGAAAGAAATTCCCGATGGGATAGATACTCAGAGCCACCAGCCGCCGATCTCACCCGCAAATTAAGGAGGATAAAACAATGAGCATCAACGAAATGGACAGCAAGATCAAGGAGCTGCGCGAGCTGCGCCGCATGGCGGATGAACTCGCCGGAGAGATCGAGAGCATCACGGACAGCATCAAGACCCACATGGACGCGGAGGGCGTGGACACCATCAGCGGCACGGATTGGAAAGTGACCTATAAGGCCGTGACTTCCTCCCGCATCGACACCAGCGCATTGAAAAAGGCGCTTCCCGACCTGGCGCAGCAGTTCACCAAGACCACCACGGCCCGCCGGTTCTGCATCGCATGAGAAAGGCCCCATGTCCCAGCCGACCAAAGCAAGAGGACACGGAGCCACCAACCACCACAGGGAGGCCGGTACTGCCATTGTACCGCCTCCCGCACAGAAAAGCAAGGAGGAAATAACAATGAGCAAAAACAGTGCAATTATGAAATTCGGTGAGATGCTGACCCATGCGGCAAACATTTACGCCGTGGGAGCGGCTGGGCCGTCCTTTGCGTGGGCCTCCCCTGACGACATTGTGATCCTGGGCAAAACCCCGGATGATATTAACGGGCGTGTGTGCCTTGTGAGCCTTCCTGACGATGAAAAGAGGCGTTTTGTGCGTCTGTATCGGCACGGGAACACGATAAAGACCTATTACATGGACGATTACGATTGTAGCGGGGAGTATCCGGCTAACGGCGTAGAAGTTCATGGGGAAGTACTGGCAATCGTCCACCAGTACGGAGTGGAGCCAGAGGCCCCCAAAGCATCCACGGCGTGGGAAAAGCGTGTGAAAAAGGCATTGAAGGGCCGCTTTATCCCATTCAAGGATCAGGAGCAAATTTTGAAACGGCACACCAACGCCGGACGCTGGACAACCCTAAACGTGGCCTATTGTCTGGGCGCAGAGGCCGGGAGAAAGGAGGCCATGAGCGATGACAAAGGCAGAGCGTGAAATGATGGAACGCATCCACGCCTACGGTATAATCCTATCACTCGACGAGGAGCGAGCAGGACTTGTCCTCGCGAGGATTAAGGAAATGTTAGCGGAGCAGGAAGCGGAGGCGAAACTTCTGACAGGTAAGGAGGTGTCCGCATGAAAGCATACCTAAAAGACGTCTTAGGATTTGCTGCAATAGCCTTTTGTGTTATCGCAACAAATGCGATCATTCTTTTCGTTGTATATCTAATCTGCGGAACACTTGAAAGCGGAGCGGCAGCCATCCTATTTTTTGTTCTCAGTTGCTTTGTTGTCCCTGGCGAATCCCGTATATTTGATTTTTGGGCGGAGAAAAAACATGAGAAAAAATGAAAGTGACCTTATACGCAAGAAGCTAAAAGAAACCATCCTGAAAATGACGCCATATCAGCAAGATTTAATGTTAGCGGTTGCAGAGAAAATGAAGGAAAATAGAATCGCCAAATTAGGCCCACGCTAAGACAAAAGCCGCTCGAAAGGGCGGCTTTTCCTTGTCGGTATGGGTTTTTGTATGGGTTTTTCGGAATTGGGAAAATCCCCTCAAAATACAAATGGCTTGAAAAATTGCAAACATAAAGCAAAAACCGCTCAAATCAAGCGATTTAAGCGGTTAATGTTGGAGCTGCTGGGCAGATTCGAACTGCCGACCTCATCCTTACCAAGGATGCGCTCTACCTACTGAGCTACAGCAGCGAGTGGCGACCACGAAGGGACTCGAACCCTCGACCTCCGGCGTGACAGGCCGGCGTTCTAACCAACTGAACTACATGGCCGTATACGCACGGTGTCGAGTCACTTCGACTCAACAAATTAATTATAGCACTTACAACGCCTGTTGTAAAGAGTTTTTTCTGGCAGGGGCAGAAAGATTCGAACTCTCGACACGCGGTTTTGGAGACCGCTGCTCTACCAGCTGAGCTATACCCCTGTGTGGTGGGCCTTCGGGGACTCGAACCCGGGACCGGACGGTTATGAGCCGTCTGCT